CACCACTGCCGGGTTTAGGTCCTCGTTGACCCATTTTTCACACCTCCAATCGGTCTGGGGCTATTCCCCTAAAAACTTTTGCGTTTTTGCACACGTGACCCCGGCACCGTTACCCAGGGCAAAGGTCACAGAGATTTGACCCGCCCCTCCGGGTCAGCGGTTATGCCAGCGGTCACCACGCTCTACGTGGATCTTGCTGTGACAGGACTTGCAGAGAGCAATGAGGTTGTCCCTTGCATGAGTTCCACCCTCGGACAGCGGTGTCTTGTGGTGTATCTCCTCGGTGGGGACAAGCCGTCCTTGCTGTTGGCACAACTCACACAGTGGGTGCTGTGCTGCATAGCTGTCACGGATGCGTTTCCAAGCGCGGCCATAACGACGGCGTACAGCAGGGTCTCTGTCGTACTTCTCGTAGCGTTTGGCTTCTTGCTTTGCGTGTTCCTCACAGAACCTACCATCCGTCAGCTTGGGACAGCCGGGATGAGAACACGGTCGTTTTGGTTTTCTTGGCATTACATTTTTCACCTCCTGCGGAACACCTCGCCCAGCTTGTACTTGATGACGTACCAGACCTGTTCCAGGTAGCTGACCTTGCGGTAGCCCATCTGAACCACTCCTTTCCGGGCATAAGAAAAGCCCTGCAGGATTTCTCCCACAAGGCCTCTGTTGTATTCTCTTTCGCCATTATAATGATACCACTAATGGGGAGTGCGAAATAGTGCCATTTACTGCACGGACAAATATTTTTCAGGAATTTTTATTGCTGCGAGTGCTTCATCATGCAGCTTGTACAGATGGCGCATTTTGTAGCCTAAGTCCACAGCAATTTCGGGCCAGGACTTATCACTGATATAACGCTTCTCCAAAATCAGCTGATACTCGATGCATTCCACCGCTTTGATGGTGGAGATGATTTCAGCCTTCAATTCCACAAGCTTTTCCATATCCTTGGCAATGTCATTCTCAAGATCTATGATCTTGCAAACGGCATCCGCCATACGGGAGCCACCACGGTTTGGATTTCTGGGCATACCCGTCAATGTGGCAGAACAGTCGGTAGCAAGGTCATTCAGCGAAGCAATCTGCTCTTGCTTGCTGCGGATTCGCTGATCCAGACGGTATGCCTGGGAGAGATATTCCTTTGCGGTCATGCAGCCACCTCCTTGCGAACCATACCACGGACACCGTTCATGAGATATTCGCTGTCAAGGTCGGTGAGCAGCTCGTACCAACCAGAACGGAAGAAACGCTCCAATGACTCAACTTCATCTGCATATTCCTTCTTGTCCGGGTGGGCATAGTGATATTTCAAAGCCGTCTTGTAATCTCTTACAGCGGTTTCGACAATTGCGTTGGCTAATGCCTGATAAGGGTCCATATTCGTACCTCCGTATTCTCTGGATTCTCGGATTGGCACGGATTTTCATAGATTGTCTCAGATTTTCAAATCGGCTTTGACTGCATCGATAAGGGCGGTCTGTGTGCGCTCCTTGGTGTGCAGAGCCTTCATAATACGCTCGTCAATGGTGTCCTTGGTGATGATGTACTGAACCACCACGGTTTTGGAGGTCTGACCCTGTCTCCATAAACGGGCTACGGTCTGTTGGTAAAGTTCCAAACTCCAGGTAAGGCCGAACCACACCAAAGTGGAGCCACCGGACTGAAGGTTGAGTCCGTGACCGGCAGAAGCGGGATGAATCAGAGCCACGGAAATTTCACCGTTGTTCCATCTGCGGATACTGTCAGAAGTGTCCAGCTTGGAATATGGGATATGGCATTTTTTTAGCCTGTCGGTGATGCGGTCAAGGTCATGCTTGAACCAGTAAGCCACAAGGACGGGATTGCCGTTTGCGGATTCAATAATGTCCTCCAGGGCATCCAGTTTTCGGTCATGGATGTTATGGACATCACCGTCATCGTCATAAATGGCTCCGTTTGCAAGCTGACTCAGCTTACCGGAAAGGGACGCGGCATTGGCGGCGGTGATTTCACCCTCCGGGATATTCAGCACCAACTCACGCTTCATATCCTCATAGTCCTCCTGCTCGGAGTCGGAAAGGCGCACGGTGTATTCGCTGTTTATCAGTTCCGGCATCTGAAGGTGGTCGGTGGACTTCATGGAAATGGTGATGTCGGAGATTTTCTTATAAATGGCATCTTCGGCATCCGGCAGAGGCTTGTAGCTGTAAATTACCATGCCGTTTCGCTTGTCCGGCATAAAGTAGTTGTTGCGGTATTGGGTAATGAACCTGCCAAGGCGCTGGCCCATATCAAGCAGCCGGAACTCTGCCCACAGATCCATCAGACCGTTGGAGGCGGGAGTGCCGGTCAGACCAACGATGCGTCTGACACAGGGCCGTACTTTCATAAGAGCCTTGAAGCGTTTTGTGCTGTGGTTCTTGAAAGAGGACAGTTCGTCAATGACCACCATATCGAAGTCGAACTTGATACCGCTTTCCTCGATGAGCCACTGGACGTTCTCACGGTTGATGATGTAAATATCAGCAGGTCGCATGAGTGCCGCTTTTCGTTCTGCCTCGGTGCCAACGGCAACGGAGCAGATGAGGCTCTGTAGGTGATCCCATTTATCCACTTCAGCCGTCCATGTGTCCCGTGCCACTCGCAGCGGTGCGATGACCAGGACTTTATGAACCTCGAAGCTGTCAAACAGGAGATTGAAAATTGCCGTCAAAGTGATGCTTGTTTTGCCAAGACCCATATCAAGCAGGACTGCGGCAATGGGATGGGTTTCAATATAGTTCACAGCAAATTGCTGATAATCATGTGGTTTGTATCTCATCAAGGATACCTCCGATCTGGGACTCGTCATCCAGTACATACACCGGGAAGCCGAGTCTGCGTAATAACTTGTGCCTTGAAAGCTGAAGCGGGCGGGGCTTCTCACCGGGAGCCTTTACTTCCACAAAGGCAAAATGGCAACCCGGCAGAAGAACTATTCGGTCGGGCATCCCATCATATCCGGGAGACACGAACTTCGGACAGATGCCGCCGCGCTTCTTTACCATCAGGGTTAATTTATGTTCGATTGCTTTTTCTCTCATAATGCTTACTCCATTCCGGCTGAGTGCAAGGTGTATCAAGGTCTTTTACTAAACTTTTTCTTATGTGATTTTTTCGTTTTTTTACCCTAAGAAAACTTTTATATATGACCTTGATACACCTTGTCATTGCCGTGATTAGTTCAGAAAATCCTCGTCCTCGGACTTAAGGCACAGACCCTTAAAGTAACGTTTGCGGCTCACCACCAAACGCTCAAAGCCTGCGTTCTCCAAGGCAAGGTAGAAATCTGCGGTGTTACGCACATACTCGTTGCAGTCCAGGCAGTAGTTGCGGTATGCCTGATACAGCGCAGAGGAACTTTCCTTCAGACCGTCACCGACATCGCATTTTTCTGCCAGGAAGTTTCCGAACCAATCATTCTGATTGCGGTAATCGTCAATGGCTTTTTGCACGATAGCGGGAACGGCAAACTTATACTCCAGGTCGATTACCTTTTTGGCACCCTCGATAATCCAGGCAAGAATGCTCTCGCCCGCGTTCTGGTAAAGGTAGTCGCCGTAGTTCTTGATGTCACTTTTGCCCTCAATCTTGGCGTTGAACGGAATAACGATGAGGCGGCGCCAGGTACCATCATCGGATGCGCTGACGCGAGGGAGATGGTTGGTGTACAGCACCAGGCTGTGGCTCGGAGAGAAGCTGAAGGGATCTTTGTATTTCTTTTCCGCAAAGATGTCATCGGTGGAGCAAAGCTGCTTGACGGTGGAATCGTTCAAACGAGCGCCTTCCTGCATTTCCGCTGCGATGAGCAGACGCTTGCCCTTGACCTCTGCCATTTCCGGCTTTACGTTACGGCGGCATCCGAAGGTCAGCGTGTCGGCTGAGATGTTACCGCTGTACAGACCAAGGACACGGGAGATGGAGTTCCAGAAGGTGGACTTACCGTTTCGACCACAGCCGTATGCAATGATGAGGGCTTCGACCGCCACCTTGCCAACGGCGGCAAGACCGCAGATCATCTGCACATAGTCGATGAGTTCCCGGTCACCGCAGAAGATGGTGTCCAGACAGTCGAGCCAGATCTGCTTACCACGGTCACCGGGAGAAACGGTTGTGGTCTTGGTGATGAAGTCCTCCGGGGAATGCTCTCTCGCACCTGCCATACCGAGACGCAGGTCATAGGTAGCATCCGGTGTGCAGAGCAAGAAGGGATTTGCGTCCAGATCCTGCGGTGTGATTTCAAGCATCGGACGGGACTCCTTCAGCGTTGCGGTGATATTCTTGGATGCACGGCGCTGAATGACGTAGGACTGGTATGCCTTTGCAGCCAGGAATGCCTTGTATGCTTCAAGTTGCTCGTCACTCATCATGCCCTCGGCCTTGGTTTTACTGTTGTTGTCCAGAATATCCTGTGCACCGCAAGCCTTGAGAGCAGCAAGGGCGGACAGCATATCCGCAGAAGCCTCTTTCATCTGACGGCGGGTCAGTTCGTGGGCAACTGCCTGAGAACCGGGTTCGGTTTCCTGCCAATAACGGCCGTTGTAGCGGATATAGTGTGTGGCGGGAGAATAACGCAGTTCGCCGGAGAAGTGCTTTGCCAATACCTCTGCCTGTCCCACATCGGAGAAATCATCCGGCTTGTAGGAGTTTTCATCGTTGTACAGTTCGGGTGGGACATATCCGTCCTGCTGTTGCACCTTGGCATAGAACTTCTGTGCGGAGTGCCAAATGGTCATCAGTTCAGAATGCTCCAAAGGTGGCGTGCATTTTTCCGCTTCTTCCATGAAGCAGTTGAAGGCTTCTTCGCTGTCACCGTATTTTTTGATGACACGGCCGGCGAAGCGGGACATGGTGGCATTACGGCTGCCTTCGGGAATGACCTGTGTACCACCGTGGGAGCCGCCGGGCATCTCCGTATCGAATTCGTCACCGGACAGATATTCGCTCAAGGTCATCTCTCCGGGGAACAACTCCACCTCCGGGCTACTGGTGCCGAAGAAAAAACGAGCCGCATCCAGAGCCTTGGTATCAAAGTACGGGAAGATGGTATTGACCAGTTTCTTCATTTCGCTGTAGGCGGCAGCGTCCGTCATGTATTCGATGGGAAACAGCACATGGAACTTGGGACGAGCAGGCTTGCCGTTTTTCTCACGCATATTGAAGCGGCTGTAATGCACGGCAAAGCTGATACCGGGGAAAGCCGCCTGAACATCAGCAGGAGTGACCCAATCAGCGGGGTTCTCGGAGTGGTCATTGTCACAGTCCACGGGCAGACAGTCCGAGCCGAGGAAGTTATCGTTGTTTCGGTAGCAGTTCATGTACTCCGCACATACGTAATCGCGGCTAACCGCAGCGGTGAGGGTTGCCTCGTCCGCTACGGTGATTTTGTGGGGATAGGAGCAGTTGCCGGGAGAATTGATGTAGTCAGCACTGTAAAGGGTGAACATTAGTCAAACACCTCCTTGGCACCGTCCTCCAGGACTTTGGTGATGAACTTGAGCGCACGGATCGTGGTCTCCAATTCGCAGTCACCGCCGAGGAACAGTTCAAAGCCCTCGTCACCGTCTCTGCCCAGAGGGTTCACACGGATGTCCGTGCTGCCCATATTCTCAATGCGGATATAGGTTCTGCTGCCGTGGCCGGTGTCACCGCCCTGGTATCCGTTGGTTCCGGCTTCCACTTCCAGAAGATTGGCGCTGATGACCTCTCTGGTGTAGGTGGTGATTTCTTTTCCATAAAACTTTCTGGTTCCTTCAGTTATTGCAAACATTGTGTACCTCCTAAAAATCTTCGGTTCCGGGCGGACTTTCAGACCTCCCGTTGTTATTCACTGGAGGTGAAAGTCCGTTCCGGTCCGCTTTTTATCAATCTTTTTTATAAAAATCTGTTTCATAGCCGTCTGCACGAAGCTGCAGTCCTTTTGCCCAAGGCGGGGTTCTGCCCATCTGGTCGCAGACTGCCTGCATGGACATACGGCGGTCGGCTTCGATGACCACTTCATCGTGTATATGCATTACGATGGCACAGTGGCGGAGGGTCTGCATGGCATAGCAGAGGATGTCCCTTGCCGTAGCCTGCACGATATTTTCCACGAACTTGGGACCATAGGAGTCCAGACGTTCCCATTTCTTCGTGCCACCCACACCCTCGTAGGTGATACATTCGCCGCCGAACTTGTTCTCACCGACCTTCGGCTTCACATAGGCAAGGCGTCTGCCGGAAGGGAGCGTAATAAACAGCATCCCGCTTCTGCAGGAGAACTCAATGCCGTGGGTCTCGTTGGTGTGCTTGTAGCGGACAGCCTCCATAGCGGCGCGGTCAACATCCCACCAAAGCTTTGTGATATTGGGGTTAGCCTGTCTCCAGGCAGATACCAGAGGCTGAAGTTCGTCCTCAGTAAGACCCATCTCCAATGCACCCATGGCTTTCAGCGCACCGACAGATCCACCATAGCCAAGAGCCAACTCTGCGATTTTGCCTTTCTGTCTGAGGTGACCGTTGATGCCGTGCTTCTCCACGGGAACACCGAACATCTGAGAAGCGGACGCGCAATAGATGTCCTTACCCTCGGCAAAGACCTTCTGACGCCATTCTTCACCTGCAAGCCATGCGATGACGCGGGCCTCGATAGCGGAAAAGTCCGCTACGATCAGCTTGCGGTCATCCTGGGGAACGAAAGCTGTGCGGATAAGCTGAGAGAGCGTGTCCGGCACATCCTCGTAGAGCATCTGCACAGCGGAAAAATCACCGCTGCGGACAAGGCTTCGTGCCTCGGACAAATCCGCAAGGTGGTTCTGAGGGAGATTTTGCATTTGAATGATGCGTCCCGCCCATCTTCCCGTGCGGTTTGCACCGTAGAACTGGAACATACCTCTGGCACGGCCATCGGCACAGACTGCGGTCTCCATTGCCTGGTATTTCTTCACCGAGGATTTTGCAAGCTGCTGACGGAGGGTCAGCACTGTCTGCAATTCCGGTGATGCGGTCTTGAGCATTTCTGCCACAGCCTTTTTACCGAGGGTGTCGGTTTCCATCCCGTTGTCGGAGAGCCATCCCTTCATCTGCTGCACGGAGTTGGGGTTCTCCAGTTCCGTCAGTTCCTTCATAGCCTGGGTCAGTTCGGAGCGGGAGCGTCCGTCCATCTGAATAGCCTGTTTTACCAATTCCATATCAAGGGCAACACCACGGTCATTGATTTCCTGGTCAAGGTGGTATTCATCCCACACGCTGTCCGGCACAGGAAATTTGGCAAGGCGGGTCTGAATGGACATTTCCACCTCAACATCTCGGACGTTATATTTCTTGAAAGCCAGCCACTTATCCGGTGCGTGTGCCGGGAGGTTTCGTGTGCGTTGACCGTTGGTCTTTGTAGGCGCACAGGGCTGACAGAAATATTTGATGAGTTCCTTACCCTCGGTCATCTTTTGCTTCTCAAGGCCAAGCACGGCACCGACACCTTCCAGGGAAAGCGGCAGTCCCATCGTGGCAGCCCACACCATAGAACAGCGCCAGGAGTCCGGCTCCAGGTAATCCCCGGTGGGATAGCCCAAGAAACGGGAAAGGCAGATGCGTTCAAAGCTGGCGTTAAATGCCCACTTGGTAACGGAATCATCGGTTAATGCGGATAGGATCTCCGCGGGAATCTTTTCACCACAGGCAAGGTCGACAATCTGAACGGGTGCGCCGTCTACGCTGTAGGAGAAGAGCAGTATTTCAAATACGGGAGACTCCACATAGCGGTACACACCGGTCTTGTTCAGCGGCTGATCGCTGTAGGTCTCGATATCAATGGAGAGTGTCTTCATAGCCGTCAGCATCCTCCGCTAAGTATTTTTCCATACCATCCTGCGCCGCCTTGATTTTGCTGGCTCGACCCTCAAGATGCTTAATGGTCTCTCGCACATCTGCTGTACGTGTCGAATAGTAGTACCCCTGGTTACAGGAGCAGATAGGGACACCGAGGCATCTGAGTTCGTTGACCATTTGGCGAATCTCTATGCCTTTACAGTGAAATATGCTTTCCAGAGCCTTGCTTTTGATGGCATTGTCTCTGCCTGTATGTTCGTTTTTCATATATTTTTCAAAGGTCATTATTTTTTCCTTTCGCTGCCCTAATAGGGTGGCAGATTGCTCCGCCACCCTGGGTTGAGGTGTTCTTACTTAAGCAGATTCTCCATGCGCTTGTTGTGGTACTCCAAGTCGCGTGCTGCCTGTTCACGCTCACGCTTTTCGCGCTTGCGGTCATAGATGAGGTTCTGGACTGCGGTGATCAGGAAGACCACACTGAAGCACAGCCACATTGCCAGGATGCCGGTGATGAGAATAGTCTGAATCAGTTCCATAGTGCGTTACCTCCTTAAGACAGGAAATCGTCATCAGCATCGGTGGCGAAGTCGGACTCAGCGGAAGCCTTACCGCCCAGAGGCTCACCGGCACGGATGAGCTGCAGGTTATTCAGACCGCAGGCGATGCCCTTGTTACCGTTGGAGTTGAATGCGTACAGATTGATGCTGGCACGGCCGTACACACCGGAGTAAACCTCGGAGCGGGTCAGCACGGGATTACGGTCTGCGTCAACGATGCCGGGAGCCGTAGCGGAATTGGCATTGATGAAGTATGCGTTGGCATAGGCGGGGTCATCGGGACGCTCCACATCACCGTCACGGAGAGGAGTCTTGATGGCTGCGAGAGGAGGCACGGAGCGGCCGTTGCCCTTCAGCTTGGCCTGACCTTCCTGGTAGGCGGCTTCGATGGCAGCCTTAATCTTGGCTACGGTCTTGGTGTCGGACTTAGGGATGATGAGGCTGACACTGTACTTGGGGGTTCCACCATTGATGCTCTTAGGCTCCCAGACGTTGGCATAAGACCAACGGGTGTCGGGACCGGTGATGACCTTCATAGGGTTGTTGACTTTGATTGCGTTGTTAGACATATTAAAATTCCTCCATAAAATCATTTTTTGCTGTATTCATTGCCGGACGCTTGTCACTCTCCGGCACGAGCGTGGGTTTGCCTTGCGGCTTTTCGATGAGGGATGAGAGCAGTTCCTCAAAGCGGGATTTGCCGAGCAGCTTCTGCATGGCGGTCACACCGAGGAGTTTTTTCTCATAAGGGTCGAAGCCTGCATTGGTTACCGTGGCGGCAACGGCGGCATCGTTTGTGTACTTACGGTTGGAGCGTCCCTCGACCAACTTCCAACCGGACCAGGTCTTGCCGCTGATAGCCTGCTGAAGAGCGTACTCTTTGATGTCGGATGCCCAAGAGACAAGGTCATCCACACGGGCGAGGACATCTTCGATTTCCTCATCAGTGAGCAAAGGCGGCAGCTTGAAATCGTACTTTGCCAGTTCCATATTGGCTTCGGCTCTGGCACGGCAGTCATGCTTTGCCTTGCAGAACCCACACCATTCACCGCAGAGGAAGTTGCCATCCCCGGCAAATGCCAGTTCAGCGGCGGGCTTCAGAACCTCGTCCGCCCAGCGGTAAAGTTCCTCTTTGGAAATGTCATAGGTGCTGACGTTGTCGCGTCTCGGTTGGAAGATGGTCATGCTGACCGTGTCGATGTCGTAAATGTCATCGAACAGTTCCAGAGCGCCGAGGGCATAGCACATCATCTGCGGATTTTCGGTGGCGGACACCTCAACCCCACGTCCGTGCTTGTAATCGCAGATTTTTAGGACACCATCCGCAATGATGATGTTATCTGCGGTTCCGAACCCTTCTTCGACCCATCGGGAGAAGTCGACCCTCTGCTCGATGAGAACGATGGGGTCAGAACAGACCTGCTTTGCGGTTTCCATCTGCTCAAGCACATAGGACACATACCCGGCGGCACAATCCTCCATCTCCTCGTTGTACCAGGAGAGGTTTTCGATTGGGTCTTCTGCGGGAAGTCCGAGAGCCAGTTTCAAGCGGTATTCGCAGAGCGTGTGGGCATCGGTACCTTCGGCAGCGTAGTCACTGCCTTTGTCCTCGTAGTTCTCGCACAGCCTCGCGGAAGGCGGACAGTGGAGCCAACGGTCTGAGGACGATGCGGAGAGAATTGCGTGTTTACGTCCCATCGGCAAGTCCCTCCACATCTGCAAGGAGCGCCTTGTAGTTGGCGGGGTCAATCCCAGACAACTTGGCTGCACCGTACTTCTGGAGCAGAGAACGGATCTCAGCGGTGTGACCCTTGCGGGACTTGTCCGCGAGAATGGCTCTGACCTGTTCCAAAGTCAGCGCGGGCTCCTTGGCAGGTTCGCTTGCTTCGGTAGCCCCACCGAACATCTCGGCCAGGGTGTTTGCCACATCGTTAATAGTGGCGGCGGCATTGCGCAGGTCGCTGATTGCCATTTCCAATTCGCTCATTTTGCCCATTGACGGTACCTCCTTCTTTGATTGTCTTGATTTTCATTGCCTGGTTGATTTTCTTCGCCAGGCTTGCTGCGACGATGACGAAGTCCAGAAGGACATCCACCAGTTCCTGGTCCTGTGTCATCACCATGTTTTCGGAATCCTGCATATCGGTTCACCTCCTTGAGGAGCGGTGTCGTTGTTGCTCCTTACACCACCCACTGGAGGTGAACCGGCAAAGTGGTCCACATTTTTTGAAACTTTTTTAGCGGTAATCTTTCAGCTGCTCACGGAGCAGTTCCTTGACTACATTCCAACGGCGCTTGAAGGTGGAACGAGCCATCTGCATATCCTCGGCAGCCTCACGCTCGGACTTGCCCTGCATAATCAGTTCGCACATACGGCGTCCGTCCGGGTCGAGTTCTTGCAGACGCTTATAGAGGGCAGTAAGCAATTCGGCTTCTTCCATAATGGAAGCAGGACTGGCATCATCGGATTCGAGGGTGTCCAGAAGGCTTGTCTTTGTGCCTTTCTTGTTTTCGGTGGTGTAGTCCAGAGAGAGCCTGTCCCCAGCAGCCTTGAACTCACAGGCGAGGCAGTCACCATCGCACATCCACAGCTTGGACTTCGGACACATACACTGACCGTGGGACTGAGCGCGTTTACGGGTAGCCCAGATGTCGCGGTAGTAGGCATCGTGCTGTTCCTTGGTGACTTCCACCCAGGTCTTGATGCGGTGGATGTAGATTTTGTAGATACGGGTTGACTGCTGATTTTCGTGGTTTGACATAAAAAATCCTCCGTTTGTCGATTTCTCGAAACGGAGGAATTTGGTCGGCTGCAAAATCGGCGCAGTGAAAGAACCGCAGTCCTGACGGAATTTCTCCGTTTCGGATTGCGGCTAACCCGCTCAATGGGCAGCCGTGGTATTTAGTTGTCCGCAGTATCCCGTTGAGCCACCGGTGATCAACCGGTGCAGGGTAAGGCGGTTTAGAAAGGGAAACTTTCGCTTTGCGACAAAAAATTTGCTTTCGCAAATAAAAACTTTGTCGAAACCGTAGATTTCTTCACATTTTTGTGGTATAATGAAACGAAGACTACGATTCGATGTTGTTTCCGCGTCTCTGAAGCGAGGCATTTGCCTAACTTCTACACTTATTATATAAAATCAACTTGGTAAGTACGGTCAGCCATTGGTAGGCTTCGGTAGGCTTGGGTATAAGAGAGGATTTAGATATGGAATTTAGTGAATTTGTACAGTTGCTGCATCCTATCATCGGTGGAAGTAGTAGTACTCATGCTTTTGCACGCACCATCTTTGATGCCATTGTGAACGAGGATGGCTTGACCATCCTAAATGAATACAGTGAAAGTTCATTTAAGGCGTACTATAACGGAACTACGAAAATCACTAAGATTGCCAAAGCAATTAGCCCCTATGTCGACCAGACTGAATTTGCTTCGTACTTTGATGCTTTTTCCGATGAAGCCATGCTAAGTGTTTGTGGTAGCTTTAATCCATTCATTCCCAGCATTAACGTAATGAATGCTGGTGAAGAATTAGCGGCGCTGTTTGCCGGTATAATCAAGACTGCGGCTTCGGCAAAAAGAAAAAGCGCCCCGAAGGACGCTAACAGAAGTTCTGGCAAAACGCCATATGATGTTTTCTCTGAAAAGATACTTGCTTCTGGAAGGGCAATGGCCGATGCCTGGGGAAAAGCAATGCAGGCAAAGGCTGATGATATGAGTGGAGCAGATACCGTAGAAGCGGAGGTCGTGGATGGCGCTGAGTCATCCGGTGCCGCTGAAGAACCAGTACAGCCGGAAGCGAAGATACAGATTATCGAAAAAGCTACCGTTGTAAACCAATACGGCGAGAACTGTATCCACATCGATCATGTAGACACTTTCAAACTGTGAGAGGTGGTATGATGGAGAAAAAGGAATTACAGCCGGTCGTGCCAGGTGAATTGACTATTCCGGCACAGACGACAGTTAATCAGTATGGCGATAAGAGCGTACATATTGATACTGTAACACACATGAGCCAAAACGTGACTGTTCTTCCCATCATGCAGAGAACCAGCACGGGCGGCATGAAAGCGTCTACGCAGGCAGTCAGCAATGAATATTATCATCTGTTCGTTATGGGCGGTGAAACTTTTGAACAGGATCATTTCCTTTGCACCGCAGACCGGGCACTGGCTTCTTATTGGACAGCGGAAGATGTTAGAAATAAGTACGGTCGACTCACGGCCGAAAATATAGAAGAACTGAAAACATTTCCGGCACTCTTTATGCAGGAGGCTGATGGCTACTACGCCAAGCCCTCTGATGAGCAACAGGTATACTTGGGCATTGTTGAGGATATTCGGGTGCAGGATAACGGCATCAAAATTCGGTGGCGTATGATCTGGCCGATCCCGATGCAACAAATCAGCAGGATAGGTTTTGAACTCGGAATGCTGAACATGACGAAAGCAATATCAGAATTGAATCATACCCATTGGGCTATTAAGCGCATCAATCTTTTTGAGGAGTTGAAGGACGCAGGAATTTCCCTTTTTGGGTTTGTATAAAGAGGTGAAATCACTGTGAGAGAAAAAATCCCATCTGAAATTATCCAGTTGGCTCTTAGTGATGCTTCATACGAAGGGTGTGGAGTATCTATTACGCCAACCCTCATAAATTTCTTTTTTGGAAATAATGGTACTGGTAAATCAACCGTTGCCAGAACGATTAAGGCCGGTGCTGGTGTTACCTGGAAAGAAGGAAAAACAGCAACAGATTATGTCGTTCATGTCTATAACCAAGAATATATCAACGCCAATTTTCAAAATTACTATCAGCTACCCGGTGTGTTTACTGTAAATGCAGTTAATATCGCGATTCAGCGACAGGTGGATGAAAAGACCGCGGCTCGAAAGGCTGCCGTGGAAGCTGGTGAAAAAGCCCATGTGGAATTGGGCAAAAAGTTAGATGCCCGGAGACAGGCACTCGACTTGTTTCAAAGAGAATGCTGGGACAAAACAGCAGATATTCGGCAGTCATTTGACAGAACCCAGGAACGAAGAAAAACTAAAAAGACTTTTGCAGAGGCTGTTCTGGAAATAAAGGCACCCGCAGAGCATGACTTGGATGCATTGTACCGCCTCTATGCTGCGGCGTATTCTGATGATGCCAGGAAATACGATGAGTTCGCTACTATTGCTGATGTGTCTGTGTTGGATACCCTGGCTGGTAATGGAATTTTAGCGCAGAAGATTGTGAGTAGTGCGGATACGCCGTTTGCTCAGTTTATTAAGGCAATGAATGCGACCACCTGGGTACAGCAAGGACACGCCCAATACCACCAAAGCGGTGATGGCAAGTGTCCTTATTGTCAGCAGATGTTGCCGGATACGTTTGAGGACGATATCCGTGCTTGCTTTGATACCCAGTATCAAGATGCGATAGAGAGCCTCAACCGATTCTTTGCTGATTATAGGAATGCCGCTAACGCTCTGGTCGTTCCGCTACAGAACATTCCGGCAGAGTTGTTACCAGGAATAGATACCACGGGGTACAAGGATAAACTTGCTGCAATCAAAGGCGTTATTTCTGCTAACCTTCAGAAAATTACGGAGAAGATGGCTGAACCGGCATCTGTGGTGGAACTCGAAACTGTAGCTCCCATGCTCCAGGAACTGTCTGATATAATTGCAGGATTCAATAAACTGATTCGGGAGAATAATGCGGTTATCAGCCAAAAACCCAAAAAGCAGGCTGAGTGCAAGGCTGCCGTTTGGGAGCATATTGCCTATGTGCTTTCAGATGTGGTCAGCAGATATCGAGCAAGTGACGCAGCCCTGGCGGCAGAGGCAACAGCTGCAAACGATATTATTGGTGAGCAGGCATATCTCGTTTCTAAACTTGATGGTGAGATTGCAGAGTTAAATAAAGATTATGTGAATACAAGGGCAACCATTGACAGCGTCAATTTGCTGCTTCGAGACTCCGGGTTCCAGGGCTTCAGTATTCGTGAAAAGGAGCATACTCCTCATGTATATGAAGTTGTCCGTCCGAATGGCAGCATAGCCGAAAACTTGAGTGAGGGTGAACGGAACTTTATTGCGTTTCTGTATTTTTATCACCAGGTCAAGGGCAGTGAGTCGGCAGATGGAATCCAGCGGGACAGAATCGTGGTTATTGATGACCCGGTTTCCAGTATGGATAGTAGTGCCTTGTTTATTGTGAGTGCCTTGGTTCGCGAAATGGTTGAGGTCTGCGAGAACAATGTCATCGGTGGTGATCCTGTCGCAAAAAGCAACCACATCAAGCAGATTTTCATTCTGACCCACAACGCCTACTTCCATCGTGAAATCACATATAACCGGGCACGGAATTACCAGTATGTTAATTTCTATTTGATAAGCAAGGTGGAAAACAGATCCACCATCAAGTGTTGTACCAAACCGAACCCGGATGTTCTGACAGAGGATATGAATTACAATCCTGTTCAGAACTCCTACGCTGCGTTGTGGGAAGAATACAAGGTGCTGAATGCCCCTATTCCTCTTATGAATGTTATACGGCGCATTCTGGAGTACTATTTTCTGCAACTTTGCGGCTATGACGGAGTTACACTCCGTAGCCGTATTTTGACGGACAATAAAGATAAATTTATCAAAAAGGATGAATCCGGGAAGGAAGATTATACTCAGTATCAAATGGCTCACGCGATGTTATCTTACATCAGTGCAAATTCTGTGGGTCTCAACGATGGCATCAATTTTGTTGATGACTGCGTAGATGTGGAGCAAACGAAGGAAACCTTCCGTATGATCTTCACTTTAATGGAACAAAAACAACACTACGATATGATGATGGGAAATCAGTAAAGGAGAATAACCATGCGAATTAGCTATAATAAGCTTTGGAAAATGCTGATTGACAAGAATATGAAAAAGAGTGACCTGAAAGAGCAGGCAGGAATCAGTTCCGCCTCTATTGCGAAACTTGGCAAGGGCGATAATATCACCACGGATGTTCTTCTGCGAATCTGCGAGACAATGCAGTGCAAGATAGAAGATATCTTGGAGACAGTGGATGATTGATGTCCGTTTTATGGGACAGCGTTTATGATTTAATTATATTGTGAAAATAGAATTTAAAGTAGAGGTGATGTCGCACTATGGCAAGACAAGTCAAATCCAAGCAGCGTGTAGCTGATCACGGCGAAGTGTTTACTGCCGAACGAGAAGTGCAAGCTATGTGCGACTTGGTTAAACAAGAAACAGAAAGAATCGATAGCCGATTTTTGGAGCCAGCTTGTGGCGATGGAAATTTCCTTTCTGTTATTCTTCAGCGAAAGTTGGCTGTCGTAACAAAAAAATATAAGCGCAGCGCTTACGATTGGGAGCGTAATTCCTTACTGGCCCTTGGTAGCATGTATGGCGTAGATATTATGCTGGATAATGTCCTCGCCTGTCAGGAGCGCCTGTTTGAGATCTGGAACAAGGAATATAAGAAGGTTTGCAAAAAAGAATGCAACGATGCTACGAGAGAAGCAGCTCGATTTATCCTCCGCTTGAACATCGTCTGTGGAAACGCACTGACCCTGCTGTGCTGCGATGCTACCGGCAATGAACTTAATGTACCGATTATCTTTTCTGAGTGGACATTCCCGTTCAATGATGCTCGTATGCAGCGCAAGGACTACACTTTTGCAGAACTGCTGGCTATGGAGGAACCGAAACCGGCAAAGAAAAAGAAGAAATCTGATGAGGATTTTGTTCAGGGAACCCTGTTTGATATGGGACTGGACGAGACGAGCGAATCAACTGAGCCGGACGATGAGGGTCAATTCCTACAGCAGTACATTGCGCACTATCGCTGCATCCAAGAAGACGATACCAGATGGAGAGAAGCGTATCTTCATTTAGAATTACCAAAGGAGGAAACGAACAATGGCTAATGGCCTTTTTGATAATGTTTATAACCCGGACGTACTATCGTGTCTGGCAAACCTCTCCAACGACGAGGTCTTTACACCACCGGATGTTGTAAATCAGATGCTGGATACTCTACCACAGGAGCTGTTTTCCAACCCGGACACCACTTTTCTTGATCCGGCGTGCAAAACTGGTGTTTTCCTGCGTGAGATTGCCAAACGCCTTATTGTGGGGCTGGAGCCGCAAATTCCTGATCTGCAAGAAAGATTGGATCACATTTTCCACAAACAGCTTTTTGGTATTGCAATAACCGAACTTACCAGCCTGCTTTCTCGTAGAGGTGTGTATTGCTCAAAATACCCGCACAGTGAGTTTTCTGTAACAAAATTTGATACCGCAGAAGGAAATATCCGGTATAAGCGGATACCCCACACTTGGAGAGATGGTCGTTGTGTTTACTGTGGTGCTTCAAAGGCACAATATGATCGCGATGCTTCTTTGGAAACTCACGCATACGAAATGATCCACACGAACAAGCCAGAGGAGATTTTTGGAATGAAATTTGATGTTATTATTGGAAACCCTCCATATCAACTTAGTACAGGTGGTGCTTCGGCGCAGGCAACCCCGCTGTATGATAAATTTGTTGAGCAGGCAAAAAAGCTCAAACCTCGCTTTCTTACCATGATTATTCCCAGCCGTTGGTTTGCTGGTGGTATGGGCCTTGATTCCTTCAGAGAATCTATGCTTACCGAGAGAAAGATACGACATATCACGGACTACCCAAATGCAAAAGACTGTTTTCCGGGTGTCAGCCTTGGTGGTGGCGTGTGTTTCTTCCTTTGGGATCGCGACTATGACGGCGATTGTGAATTTACTAATGTAAATAGCGGAAAGTCTACCACACTGATGCGAAAACTCGACGAGTTCCCGGTGTTTGTTCGTTATAACGAAGCCATCAGTATTATTCACAAGGTCCAAGCAAAAGCAGAAGAATCTGTATCTTCCATCGTTAGTGCGCTCAGCCCGTACGGTATTGGCTCTGCAGAGCGTGGTAATCCTGTTCGTGGAGAGCATGATGTCGCTATTTACTCAAGTAAGGGTAAGGGCTATTACCCCAGAGCTTTGGTGAAACAGGGCCGTGAACACCTCGACAAGTATCACATTATGATGAGTAAGGTGACCAGCGAACACGCGGGCGAGCCCAGCAAGGACGGCACATTTAAGGTGATTTCAAAGATGCAGGTGCTTAAACCCGATGAAATCTGCACATTTTCGTACTTCCTGGTAGGTAGCTTTGACACCGAAGAACAGGCTCAGAATTGTCTGGAGTACCTGGCTACAAAGTTTGCGCGTTTTCTTTTGCTGCAGGCAGTATCCTCCATCAATATTTAAAAAGATAAATTCCGTTTTGTTCCGATGCAGGACTTTAATAAAAAATGGACTGATGAAGAGCTTTACGCGAAATATGATCTTTCCGCAGAAGAAGTTTCTTTTATTGAAACGATGATTAGAGATTATGGACTGGAGGTGTAATGAATGGCTTATCAAGAGTTCTTTTTACAGCGCCCGGCCGTAACTCCAACGATTTATGTCTATAACCTGCCGCAGGTAACGACGCACAAAGGCTATGTTAAAGTGGGTTATACAGACCGCGACGCGGTTACCCGCATTAATGAACAGATGCATACCAGCGGACTTACGGCGAACATACTTTACACCGAATCTGCGATGTGTTCTGACGGTTCGATTTTTACAGACAAGGATGTACATCGCATTCTGCGCCGTAAGGGATTCCGTCAGATGAACGAGGGAAACGACCGCAACGAGTGGTTCAATTGCTCTGTGAATGATGTTAAGGCAGCTATTGTTGAGCTGAAGACCGGCATTATCACCGAGGCCAGTCGTACAGCTACATTCAAAATGCGCCCTGAGCAACAGGTAGCTGTAAAGCGTACAATGGAGTATTTTGCGTATGCTGAAAAAGAAGATCCGGGCAGAGCACCAAAGTTCCTGTGGAACGCAAAGATGCGTTTCGGTAAGACTTTTGCTTCCTACCAGCTGGCCCGTAAAATGGGCTTCAAGCGTATCCTCGTTTTGACATTTAAGCCTGCGGTAGAATCTGCGTGGCGTGAGGACTTGATGTCTCATGTTGATTTTGATGGATGGCAGTTCATCTCTAATAAGGATGCTGCCGGTAATCACGTGAACATCGACCGTGAGTTTGCTCATGCCGATAAAAAGCAGCCTATTGTCGTATTCGGTTCTTTCCAAGACTTGCTGGGAACAAATGACGCTGGTGGCATCAAGGCTAAAAACGAGTTTATCCATACCGAGAATTGGGACCTCGTTATCTTCGATGAATACCATTTCGGTGCATGGCGTGAAAATGCAAAGAAACTGTTTGAAAACCCTGATGAAGAAGAAGCAGCAGATTTCGACGCTGAAAAGTACGGCTTGGAAGAAGCAGGCAACGCCTACAACGAAACCTTCCTGCCGATTACCACTGGCCATTATCTGTTCCTGTCCGGTACGCCTTTCCGTGCCATCAACAGCGGCGAGTTTATCGAGGACCAGATTTATAACTGGACATATTCCGACGAGCAGCGTGCAAAGGAAAACTGGGTAGGCTCCAATAATCCGTATGCAGCATTGCCTCGTATGGTCATGCTTACATACCGTATCCCGGATAGCATCCGTCAGATTGCTATGCAGGGTGAATTTAACGAGTTTGACCTCAATGTGTTCTTCTCAGCAAAAGGTAAGGGCGATGAGGCTCGGTTCGTATATGAAAACGAAGTTCAGAAATGGCTCGACCTTATCCGTGGCTCCTATCTGCCTTCCAATATTGATGACATGAAGCTGGGGCAGGACAAGCGTCCTCCGATGCCTTATTCTGATACTCGTTTGTTGAATGTTCTGTCTCACACGCTGTGGTTCCTGCCGAATGTGGCATCTTGTCAGGCTATGTATAACCTGATGATGCAGAAGCAGAATGCGTGGTTCAATCAGCGCTATAGAATTCATGTTTGTGCTGGTACTAAGGCTGGTATCGGTCTGGATGCGCTTGCACCTGTGCAGCGTATGATGGACGATCCGCTGAAAACCCAGACTATCACACTGTCCTGCGGTAAACTGACCACTGGCGTTACCGTTAAGCCTTGGACGGGTGTATTTATGCTCCGTAATCTAAAGAGCCCTGAAACTTACTTTCAGACCGCATTCCGTGTGCAGTCTCCGTGGGTGGTTAAGGATGAAAACGGAAATGATCAGATTATGAAGCAGGAGTGCTATGTCTTTGACTTTGCATTGGACCGTGCGCTCCGTCAAATTTCCGATTACAGTTGCCGATTGGATGTAAACGAAGCTAACCCGGAAAAGAAGGTTGCTGAGTTTATCAACTTCCTGCCAGTTCTCGCTTATGACGGTAGCACTATGCGACAGATTAGCGCACAGGACGTTCTGGACATTGCTATGGCTGGTACCTCCGCAACTTTGCTTGCTAAGAGATGGGAGTCTGCATTGCTCGTTAATGTTGATAACGATACGCTTACTCGTCTTATGGCAAGTAAAGAGGCAATGGATGCACTGATGAGTATTGAGGGATTCCGTTCCCTGAATCAGGATATCCAGACCATTATCAATAAATCCGAAGCCGTTAAGAAAGCCAAGAAGGAAGGCGGCGAAAAGACTCCGAAGGAGAAGAAGGAACTCTCCGACGAAGAAAAAGAATACAAATCCATGCGTAAGAAGATCCAGGAGAAGCTCATCAAGTTTGCTACCCGTGTGCCGGTCTTTATGTACCTCACCGACTACCGTGAGCGTTCTCTGAAGGATGTTATTACGCAGCTGGAACCCGGTCTGTTCAAGAAGGTTACTGGCCTTGATGTAAAGGACTTCGAACTACTTTGCTCGTTGGGCGTTTTCAATGCCAACCTTATGAACGATGCTATCTTTAAGTTCAAGCGTTATGAGGACTCCAGCCTGTCCTATACCGGTATCGACAAGCACGAAGGCAAGGATATCGGTGGTTGGGATACCGTCATCAAACGCGCTGAATATGACCAGCTGTTCTATAATCAGCAGGCTACTATGGAGGCACCGACCATCTTCGAGGTTCCCGCCGTGGAAGATATCCCTGTTCCTGCCAAGAAACCTGTTGTAACCACACCTGCCCGTCCTACTCCTGTTGCTACGCCTGCAAAACCGAAGCCTGTTACACCGTCGGTTACGGCTCAATATGGCGTAAAACCGGCCGCACCGGCTGCTCAGACTGCAAAGACTGCTGAGTTCGTTGCACCCGATGTCAAGGATGGCTCTGTGGTTATCCATAAGACCTTCGGTGAGGGTACTGTTACGAAGATCGACAAGGCCCAGAAGCATATTCGTGTTACATTCGCCGTTGGCGAAAAGACCTTTATTTTCCCGGATGCCTTTAAGATGGGCTTCCTCAAGATGAAGGGAGACTAAACAATGCAGGAAATATTTAGCAACACGACACTCACGGTCAATCAACTTATCGAAAAAATTGATACCGGTGAACTCGGCCTACCAGAGTTGCAGCGCCCGTTTATCTGGAAAGATTCCAAGGTCCGTGATTTGTTTGATTCTATGATGCGGGGGTATCCCATTGGCTACCTGATGCTGTGGGAGTGCCCCGCACTCGATAAGAAAAAATCCATTGGTGTTGGCGCGCACAGCTACGATTCACCCAAGGAAGTTATTATTGACGGTCAGCAGCGCCTAACATCTCTTTATGCTGTTATGAAAGGTAAAAAGGTCATCAATTCAAAATTTGACGAGAAGGCCATTATTATTTCATATTGTCCGTTACAGAACAAGTTTGAAGTCGGTTATTCCGCAACAAAAAAGGACCCTGAGTGGATTTACAACATTAGCGATCTGTTTACATCTACCAACACCTATAAATTCATTGGTGATTTCATCGGTCGCCTGAGCGCCCACAGAGCCTCAAAGGGAACAGAGTTATCTGATGAGGAGCAAGGACTGATTGCCGAACGCATAAACGGTGTAGTCAATCTAAAAACCCACACGCTTCCTGTATTTGATATTAAGGCAAATGCAGAGGAAGAAGATGTGTCTGAGATTTTCGTCCGTGTCAACTCCGGTGGTGTGTCTCTGAAGCAGAACGACTTTATTCTGACGCTCCTTTCGCTTTATTGGGATGAGGGCCGCCGCGAGATTGAGCAGTTTAGCCAGGAGTCTACTTTCCCGACAAAGGGCAAAACGACTTCCTACAATCAAATCACAACCGTATCCGCACAGGATGTTATTCGTGTAGTGATGGCATACGCTTTTGACAGAGCGCGATTGAAGTATGGCTACAAGCTGCTTCGTGGTGCAGACTTCGATAAGAAGGGTGCCGTTGATGACAATCTGCGCATACAGAGATTTGACACCCTTAAGGAAAAATTACCGGATGTTTTGGATGTCCATAGTTGGCACGAATTCATCAAGGCGATTATGAATGCCGGATACCTTTCCGGGGATTTGATTCTCTCCGGCAATGCAATTTTCTACTCGTATGCGCTGTATCTGATTGCGAAGCATAGATTTAATGCCTCCTATAATGAAAATATGCATTTGACGTCACTGTGGTTTTTCTATGCATCGCTCGTGTCTCTGTACACAGGCTCGTTTGAATCCACAGTGGAAAATCACCTGAATACCATCAAGGGCCTTTCGACATTGGCTGAGTATAAGGAGTTCATCCTCTCCAGGGTCAATGAACGTTTGACTAATGACTTCTTTGACATTACTCTCGTTGGCTCTGAAGGCTTGGCAGTTTCCGGCAGAGGCAACAACGCTTGGAATGCATATGTGGCGGCATTAAATATCATGGACGCAAAGATTCTGTTCTCGAAGAGCAACCTTCTTGCATCCAAGCTGTTTGAACCTGGCACCGATGGGAATCGTAGATCTCTCGAAAAGCACCATCTATTCCCGAAGGCCTATTTAAAATCTCAGGGCTACACCGATGCCAAAATCAATCAGATGGCAAACTATGCATTCATTGATTGGAAAGACAATATGGACATCCTCGATGATGCCCCGTCTGTTTACTACCCAATTGTATGCGCAGGTATGTCTGACGACCAAATCCGTATAATGGAAGATGAAAACGCACTACCTCATGGTTGGGAGAATATGCCGTATGAGGAATTCCTGGTGGAGCGTAGAAAGCTTATGGCGGCTAAAATCAAGGCCGCATTTGAGATATTGAAAAAAGCCACCAACTAACAGCACAAGGAGGCCAGTCGATGAAAGATATGTCATGGGATGAGTACTATGCCGGTTTCTACGACTGGTCTCTTAGCACTCAGAAAAGCTATTCGTACCGCCTTACCGATTACGGTGATGCAGAGGAAGTTTTTGAAATCGTGAATGAATTCGCGTTTTACGATTCTAAGTTTGCGACCAGGTTTGTTGAAAAGGCGCTGGCAGCCGGAGTTCGGTTTTTGCCGGAGCATATCCTGGAAATGACCATTCTGATTGATAAGCCGGTGTTAAGCAAAGCAGCGGAAAGTGTAAGCGGGACGTTCGACCGAGAGCAATTGGAAGAAATCCATATGCTGATCGAGGATTCCTCTTTTAATCGTATTGCAAACAAAGCAAAAATCGATATTTTTGCAGATGATGAGCCGGAAGAGGAAGAAGCAGAGTATGATGAGCCGGAATATTATGAACCCGCGCCTCAAAAGAAGGGGTTTGGCTTATTCGGTACATTATTCGCAATCTTGGCGGCTTTTGGATCTGTGAGTAGTTCTAAGAAAAAAGGCCACAACGGCCGATGCAATGGCGACTGCGCCAACTGTCCGCCTCACTATGGTTACCGATACGGTAGATGGTATTATGGTCATGACCATGTACATGGGTGTGAATTTGGTGGTAATAGAGGCAGCGGTAGTATGGATTAAGGAGGTGAACCGCAGTGGCAGATATGAAGCAGATTCACGAATTTGCCCTCAAGTGGTATGACAAATTCAGAGATAAGAAAACTAACTACATAGAACTGGTAGACCACTATATGGCCGATGACTGTGAGACTCTTGGCTTTGTAATGGACTGCGGTCACGCTTTTTCTGAAAAGTATGGCAAGGCTGCAAACGATTTTGAGGCTTTGGAACGCATCATCGGTGAAATTACCGATATTCCGTTGCTTGGCTCGGCCATCTATTCTCAGTGGCGCTATTTTAATCATTGGGCATATTCCGGCGAGGAAATACTGGAACCGCAGAACCGTGCGTGGTTTACGATGGCTCTGTCCCGCTTGGGTGAACTGGCAGACTGTCAGCTTAAGCGGTTCATAGGCACTCCGCAGAAGGTGCGTATCGTTTCCAATAACATCTGTTACGGCCCGGCACCGGAGCCGGATGACGAGGTCGAGCAGCACATTACTATCAACACGGATGGTCGCGTGTGGTTCTCGGCATATAATTTCGGTTCTGGCTTTGGCGGACACGAAAAGTCCAGAAGCAAGATTTATAAAATCGAGCAGGATGTCGCTACCAAAGTGCTGGGCAGCATTGCACAATATTTCAGCACGGAGTACATCGAGGTGTTCGCTACCGATATCGGCGAATGGGAGATGGAAATTACCAACACCGATGGTGAGGTTTATAAATACCGCGGTTCGCTGATTGCGGACTATGAGGTGGACGGTGTTGACCTTTCGGACATGGTGCGCGATGCTCTGGGCATGGATGACCTCTATGTCTTTGATGGCAACAACAAGCCAGACAGAGTTGACCGTGTCACCATCGATTATCACCGCATTACAAAGATTAAACCGAAACAGCCCATCTCGGAAACGGCTGAATATATGACCTGGGATTACACTGAGAGATTGGTGCTTGACCGTGAAAGCGAAACCATAGAGCATATTCAGAACATCGGCAGCGGCTGCGTAGTGTCCAGAAAATACTATGTTCAGGGTGGTGTTGAAGGTCTGCTCGATGACATTGATGCCGATGACCTGTTCGGCGAAATTGAAGGCAACCCGGATAATGTAGTTGACAATCCACTTGAAACCAAAGATTACACCATCACAGTGGATTTCAAGAAGGGACCGCAACGTGTCCTCCAAGGAACATACGATAAGAAGGCTCTGCCGGAGTTCTGGGGCGATTTTGCAGATGCGGTATGGAATTTCATGCGTTTCTATGGATGGGGCGAAATGCTCGATCCTGCGGTCTATGAGAAGGTCAAGCGCCGCAGAACTGATTACATCTACTGTAGCGTGGAATTTGAAGAGGGCTACAAAAGCTACTACTACATTGCCGATGAGGATAACATTTCCGTTGGTGACTATGTGATTGTACCCGTCGGAAAGGACAACCACAACTCTGTGGCAGAGGTCGTAAAGGTGGAGTATTTCGCAGAGGAGGATGTGCCTCTGCCGCTTGAACGCACTAAGCATATTATCCGTAAATGCACAGATGCGGATTTTGACCCACCGGAGGTGAATGAACAATGAAAAGATATACAGACAAGCAGCTTAGAGCAATGACTCCAGAGGAACTGGAGGCTGTTCAACAGCAGGCTTTTGAAGAATGCCAAAAAGCTGGTCAACAGTTAGAAG